ACTATGTAAAGGTTCGTGTTTATTCTTAGAAGGCAAATACTGGACAACAGCTTGTGATGTTTCTTATCACTATAATACGGCCATGTTAGCCGCTGCATTATTTAGAATGACAGGTGGTATTTTAAGATATATTGAAGGAACACCTAGGAGAGATACACAAGAAGATAAATTTGAAGTTATATCTGAAGATTTTGTAAAAACCTTAAAGATAAACTAATATAAATAATAATATGAAATACTGTATAGCAAAAAACACTGGCGAAGGTTTTTATACTCATACTGATAGAGAACTTGCTTGGTTATCAGGCCATGCAGGGGATATATGGGCAGTAGGAGATAAAAACTATTCTTGGATTCAACGAGTAAATGGAGTAGAAAAAACTTTATCTGAAGCGCAAGCAATAATTGATAAAATAACAATAGATGCACAATCTATTTGGGATAGTGATAATGTTGATGGCGAAACAGAACAACAAAAAAAAGATAGATTAGGAAACAGACCAGTATCAGAAACATTACCAAATGATTCTGATGACACAGCATTTGTTTCTTTAGTAAAATAAATAATTAATAAAAAAGGAGTGAAATAGTTATGACCATAAATATCAATGGTAAAGATTATGATGAGACAACATTTAGTGATAAATTAAAAGGTTATCTTGTATCAAGACAAGAAATACAAAATAACAGATTACGAATGTTGAACGAAATTGAAAAAATTGACGTATTGACAAATTATTATGATAGTAAAATATCAGAAGAATTAAAATTAGAAGTAAAGTAAATGACCTCAATAGCGAATCTATCATTAGATGCAGGTGCATCATTTAGTAGTGATGTGGACGTAAAGACTGAAGATGGTTCGCCATTTGATTTAACAGGTTATACTATACAAGCAAATTTATCTAAAGGCTATTCATATACTAAAAATAGAATGGCCTTTACATCTACACATGACGATTTAAACGGAATAATCACTATTAGTCTTACTCCTGAACAGACTATTCAACTTGAAGAAGGTAGATATGTTTATGACGTTCAAGTAACAGATACTGGTACTGGTTCGGTAACTCGTATTATAGAAGGTATTATAACAGTAAATCCGTCTGTTTCTGAAGTTTATTTACCATAAAAATATTTTTATTATACAGTAGTTTTAAACATATTATTTTTTATAAATATTATAAAAATTAGGTTACAAATATGGGTATAAGAGCAACAATTAAAGGTCCAAACAATCAAGTAAATGTTACTTTGCCTTCAATTGGTACAGCTCAAAATTCCAATTTAAAATTAAAGTTACTTGGAGATGTAGATGTAACTAACTTAAATGATGGATCTATGTTACAATATAGAGAGAGTGATAATAAATTTGTAGCTAGAAATGAAATTGATACACCAACAGGTACTATAATATTTAACGCTGGCAACTTTTAGGGAGATTAAATGGCAGTTTCAGGAACAATTTTAAAAATAAAACGTTCATCAGGTGTTGCATCACCAAGTTCACTTGCAACTGGAGAACTAGCATATACATACGGAGCAGGTTCACAATCAAATTTAGGCGACCGTCTTTTTATAGGAACTGGAACAGAAACTGGTGGCGTTGCTGCTAATATAGATGTAATTGGTGGTAAGTATTTTACAGATTTGTTAAGTCAACAACACGGTGTTTTAACAGCTGATAAAGCCATTATAGTAGATTCAAATAGTGCCATTGATACTTTAAAAATAGGAAATTCTCAAACTATAGGTGGAACAATTTATTTAAACGAAGGAACTAATAATGGTTCTAGTTACGTTGCTTTAAAATCACCTAACAATTTATCAGGTAGTTACACTTTAACTTTACCTGCTAATGCTGGTGAAATTGGACAATTTTTAAAAGTAGATGGTTCTGGTAATTTAAGTTTTGATACTGTTGTTTCAAATTTTACAATTTCTAATGGAACAAATACAGATACATTTAATACAGGCGAAACATTATCATTCTTAGCAGGTACAGGTATTGATATTGCTATTACAGATAATGCTGTACAAATTTCTGGTAAAGATGCTTCTACTTCAGCAAAAGGTGTTGCATCATTTAGTTCTAATAATTTTGCTGCAACTTCAGGAAATATTACAATCAAATCTGGTGGAGTAGGTACTACTGAATTAGCACCTGATGCTGTTACGGAAGAAAAAATTACTAACAGTGCAGTTACAACTGATAAAATAAATGATTTAGCTGTTACAACTGGAAAACTTTCTGACTCAGCTGTTACTACTGCTAAAATAAATGATTTAGCTGTTACAACAGGTAAAATTACTAATAGTGCAGTTACAACTGATAAAATAAATGATTTAGCTGTTACAACAGGTAAAATTACTAATAGTGCAGTTACAACTGATAAAATAAATGATTTAGCTGTTACTACAGGAAAGATTAATGATTTAGCTGTTACTACAGGAAAACTTGCTGACAAATCAGTAACAACAGGAAAAATTGATGATAACGCTGTTACTGAAACTCAAATAGCTTCAGATGCAGTTACTACTGTTAAAATTAAAGATGGCAATGTTACTAATGCTAAATTGCAATACTCTAAAACAACTTTAGGTACAACTGATTTAACACTTGGTAGTACAGCACTTGAACTTGCAGGTTTACAAAAACTAACTGTTGACAATATAGAAATTAATAATAATTCTATAACTGCCAAAAATGAAAATGGTAATATTGATTTAGTACCAAATGGAAATGGTACAGTTGATGTTTCTAGTAAGAGAATTACATCCGTTGCAAATCCAGAGCAAAGCACAGATGCTGCAAACAAAGCATATGTTGATTCTGCTACTCAAGGTTTACATGTTCATTCACCAGTTATTGCTGCAACAACAGATACGTTAACAAATATTACAGGTGGTACAGTATCTTATGATAATGGTACTTTAGGCGTTGGTGCTTTTATAACATTACAAAATCCGTTAACTGAACTTGACACTATTCATTTAACAGCTCTTGATAGAATTTTAGTTAAAAATGAAACAAATCAAGCATATAATGGTATTTACACTTATACAAATAGTACAACATTAACAAGAGCAACAGATTCTGACCAAGCATTTGAATTTGCAGGTGGTGATTTCTTATTTGTAACTAGTGGTCAAATAAATGGTAATAATGGTTATGTTCAGACTCAAAAAGTTACAACAATGGGTTCTGATGCAATTATATTTGAACAATTTTCTGGTGCTGGACAAATTGTTGCTGGTGCTGGTTTAACAAAAACTGGTAATCAATTAGATGTTCAAGTTGACAATTCTACAATTGAAATAGTAGCTGATACTTTACAAGTTAAAGATTCTGGTATTACCGCAAATCAATTAGCAACTGATTCGGTTACAACTGCTAAAATAAAAGATGGTGATGTTACAAATGCTAAATTAGCAAACAGTAAAATTACTATTATAGCGAGTGATGCTTCTACTGATGATATAAGTTTAGGCGAAACACTTACTATTACTAATGGTGAAGCAATTGTAAGTTCTATTTCATCTAATACATTATCGTTTACTGCAAGAAAAGCAACGTCATCATTGACAGGGGTTGCATATTTCCCAACAGCAAACTTTACTGTAACTGATGGTTCTGTTGCAATATCAACAATTGATGGTGGAACGTTTTAATTAAACTTTTAAGTTTGATTTAAAAGAATCTATTATATCATAATTTAGAGTTGATGGTTCTTCCCATATAGTTGATTTTCTTAACCAACATATTGCAGGTGTAGGACTCATTATTGCTAAAGGAACACTTGATTCTTTATCTTCAGGTTGATTAACTCTCATAAAATAATAATTATCTATTGCACGATTAACACCTTTTTCTTTTAATTCATTTAATAACAATTCTGCTGTCTTATATGTAATTGCATAAGCATGAGCGCCAGAGTGTCTCTTAATATCAATAATTTCTTTAGGTAAACCTGCTGTTTCACTATCATACACACTAGGGTCTGGAAACTTATATCCTAATGCAACTATTTTATTATCAGGTATTTCAATGTTTATTTTTTGTAACATTAATGCGTCATGTTCTAATATAATTGCACATTCTTTATTATCTAATATTTTTTTCCATATATTAAAATGACCTGCAGTTGCACATGCGGCACTATCTTTCATTATATTATTTACTTTATAATTAAAGTTCTTCCATACTTGCTCTTGTGTAAGGCCTTCATATCCTTCTATACATTCCCATGCAAGTCCGATTTTATCACATGACTTTGCACATTCTCTAGCATATTCAACAGATATAGGATTTTTAATTGCTAAAATATATGCCTTTGTTGGTTTCATGCCTAATGTTTTCTTTTTAAAATGATAATCACCATCATGCTCTACTTTACTAAAATTAGATACTAATTCAAAACCAATAGATGTCATATAGTTAATAACTTCTGCTACCATCGGAGCGCCTTCGTTATATTTTTTATGTTGTGCTTCTAATATAATATCTGTACAATTTTTAATACATTCTTCAGCGCCTTTAAGTATATCTAATTCTGCACCTTGAACATCTAATTTAATTAAATCTGGTAGTGGATAACCTTTTTGTTTAACAATAGTATCTAGTTTATTACCTATTTTTATTTCAGCATGTTGTTCAGTAAATGCACCTGTAACTTCTTTATAATAAGAATTGCCACCTGGGTTATCAATGTTATGATAAAATTTAATCATCTTATTATCTTTATCTGTTAATAATCCAATATAATATTGATGTTTAGTTTTTGATAATACTGGAACAACTCCTTGTTCTGCATCAAATAAAATGTATGTACTATTTGGCCATCTTTTTTCTGCATGTCTTGTCCAATGTAATACACAAGCACCTATATCATAAATTACTTTTGGTTCTATATCTAAGTTCTTTAAATAATTTTGATGGTCAACAGGCAATCTATCTTCTTCAGTAATATAATCTAATGTTGTTTTTTGTTGTATTGGTTTTGGTGGATTAGAATCAACAATAAATGTTTTAGAACCTGTGTGTGAACAATGTATTGTAGTATCAGCAAATATTTTAAATCCTTTTGATTTTGCTTTACGACAAAAATCTACATCTTCTGATAATGTATTTCTATGGTCAATTGCTGAATGATAAACAAACTGAGGATAACCTACATCTTTTAATACTTGTGATTTAATTAAAACACAACCCATACCACAGGCTGCTATTTCTAAAAAAGGTACATTTTTAATTTTATCGTAAGGTATATTAGTATTACCACCATGAGAATTTGGTTCATATATTTCTAAAGTATGTTCGTGTTCTTTTCTTTGTATATACAAACCAGATACCATATCTACATTATGACTTAATAATTTTTTAAGAGTATCTTTTGGAAATGCAATATCGCTATCTATAGAAAACAAATAATCATAATGAATTGCCCAATGAGATATTAAATTTCTTATTTGGTCTATTTGATAACCATAAAAGAATTGAAACTCAGTTTTATATCCTTCAGGAACTTCCAAATCATATATTGCCTTAAATGTAGTAGGTTCAATATACTTATTTGTAGGTACTGCAATTAATATAGTTTTCATTGTGTCAATATTCTATTTGCATTTTTTGTTTGTTCACTTGCATTTACTTTATAATCATTTAATGGACTTATATCATTATAGTTATAAACAATATCTTGTACGACTTTTATTTTATTAGGGTCGGCCTTTTCTATTACAGTATAAAATATAGAACCATCACCACCCGCTTTGTACCAATTACCTTGCTCATCTCTAAATTTATCATCATTAACACCATCTAAAAGATAAGCCTTGAATGTTCTTAAATGAGTGTATGGCATATTCCAATTAAATTTATGAGAACGATATTTTTTTTCTTGTTTGATTATATTAGGATAAGGTTGAGATACTAAAGGTATTCTGTCTACGATTGAGTAACATGAACCATAAGTAAATTCAGTTGTGCCATCATATAGATTATTATAAAAATGAAATATTTGATTATCATTTACTAAAGAATCATCACCATCTAAAAACATTATGATATCATTTTCTTCACTATATTCTATAATAGTTTCTATTTGATTTCTTACCGCACCTTTGTTTTCTTTATTTTGTATTACTTTAATTTTATCATTTTCGTATTTCTTTGCAATTTCATAACTTTTATCAGTAGAACAATCATCTATAATCACCATTAAATAATTATCATAGTCTTGTGTAATAACAGATTGAATACATTTTTCAATATATGGTTCTGCATTATACATTGGTGTAACTATTAATATTTTTTGTTGTGTATTTCTAGGTAAATAGTTTTCTTCTTTATTCATAAATCTTCTACCAAACACTTGATGTATTCTATTATTAATATGACTTACTTGTTTATAATCTGTTAACGGTAAATATTCATTTATTTTTTTATAGATATGTTGTTTCCATTGTAATGCAACTGAATCCCAACCTACAATATCTTTTATAATATTACAATAATACATTTTTTGTTGATGAAGATATCTGTCAACATTTGCTTTTAAAACAATTTCAATGAATTTTCTTTCTTGTTCATCTTTATTAATCCACGGATATAAACTATTTGGTTCTATAGGATAATCTAACATATAACATGCTTGTTCAACAGCAGTTTCTTCTAATGCACCAAAACGACTTGTAATCAATGGTGTGTTATATGCTAAAGATTCTAATGTAGAGATACCAAACGTTTCAGGGAAGGATGCTGGATATAACATAAAACTGGCCTGTGCCATGATTTCTGCTATTTCAGATTGTTTAATGATACCTGTAAACTCAACGTCTAAAGATTTATATTTTGGTTCGGCAACCATTTGCCTCCATTTTTGTTCTTGTACATCCGGTGCCGCATTTTCTCTAAATCTATAATAACCACCGATTACTTTTAATTTGGCTTGAGGTATATTTTGTTTAACTCTTTCCCATATTCTTTCAACTAATGGAATCATTCCTTTAGTAACTGAAGCATTGTAAACATATAGATGTGGGTCTTTTTTAGTTATATCAACTTCATCTTTATATCTTATAATACCATTACGAGTTATAAAGACATGTTTCTTTAAAACTTCAAACATTCTTTTTTTACCATGGTCACAATTCGTTACATAAGAAGTTTGAAAGTCTGATAAAGTAAATATCTCATCAAAGTCTTTATGCAATAACATATCTTCAAGTAAATGGTCTCCACGAGAAAATGTATCGTGCATCCACATTGCTTTTAATTTTGCATTTTGTTTTATCTTTGTATATCGTTGTGGTTTAAGTTCAGGAAATTGATTATATAAATGAGGAGGTAAAAAAGGTATTACGGTTCTTGATGATATAACAACGTCGAATTTAAAGTCATTAGGAAAATCTAATCTTGTATGGTCAATATACTTAACATTATCATAGGTGCCTTCTTTTGCTTCTCTATCAATACAATTATTAAATACTGTTACGTCAAATCCTTGTTTGGCCAGTTCTCTGGATAATAAAATAACTGCGGATTCTGACCCTCCTAAACCTCTTTTATTAAGAGTATCACCATCATAAGTCAATCCAATTATATCAATTAATGCTATAGAAATCATTTTTTATGCTAATAACTTTATTTATATAAATATAGAGTAACACAATATTGTGTTAAAGTCAAGATTATACCAAGCTATATAGCGTGTAAATGGGAGCCAAATGGCAAGTATTATAAAGATTAAACGTAGTTCAGTACCCAATAAGGTACCTACTACATCGGATTTAGAATTAGGCGAAATCGCAATCAATACCAATGATGGTAGACTGTTTCTTAAAAAAGATAATGGTGTAGAATCTATTATAAGTCTAGCAGACCAAAGAGTTAATAACGTATTATATGTTTCTAAGAGTGGTAATGATAGTAATGACGGCAAATCATTAGGTAGTTCATTTCTTACAGTAGATGCGGCATTAGCTGTTGCAACTTCAGGTACTACTATATTTGTAAAGAGTGGTTCATATACAATTAATAATCCATTAACAATACCTGCAAATGTTTCTTTAGTAGGAGATACTTTAAGAAACTCAGTTATACTTCCTTTAAATACAGGTTCAGATATGTTTTATGTTAATAATGGAAATATTGTAACAGGATTTACATTTAGAAATCATGTTGCACCTGCTGCTATCTTTGCATTTAATCCAGATGGTTCTGCTGGAGTAATTTATGCAAGTCCATATCTTTACAATTGTACATCTTCAACAACTACTGGAACTGCCATAAGAATAAATGGTGCTCACGCAAGTGGTGGTAAATCAATGATTATAGGACAATGTACTGTAATTAATCAAGGCGGAAAAGGAGTTCATATTTTAAATGGAGGTTATTCGCAAATAGTTGCTCTCTATACTATCTGTGCTGACATAGGAGTATTATGCGAAAACGGCGGACAATGTTCTATGAATAGTTCAGATACTTCTTTTGGTAATTATGGATTAAAAGCAGTTGGTGTTAGTTCACCTTTAATTATAGGAACTACAAATGGAAGAAATAATGTTGGTGGTTCAATTTTAATTGAAGGATTATCTGCAAGACCATCTGTAAATGATGTTGTAAAATTTACTGGAGATAATAACTATTATACAATTGATACTGCATCTGAATTAGTAGATGGATTTAGTACAATTACAGTTTTAGAAAATATACCTACTTTTACAAATGGTATTACTGCAACTTTTTACAGAAGAAGTTTAATTACTGCAAGTGCTCATACTTTTGAATATGTAGGAACAGGTACTAATTTAACCACTGCAAGACCTATAGATGGTGGAGTTCCTATACAAGTAAATGAAGTTATACAAGATACTGGTGGTAGAGTAAATTATACAAGTACAGACCAAAAAGGAAATTTTAGAATTGGCGATGAATTATTATTTGATAGAACAACAGGCACAATTACTGGAAGAACATTTAGTAGAAGTTTATTTTCAGTATTAACGCCTTATATATTAGCATTAGAAGGATAAACAAATGGCAACAAACGCATTAAACGTATTTAAAACAGTAACAGCAGAATTAACAACAAGTGATTCTGTTATATACACTACACCTGCTGGTTATAGTGCAATTATATTAATGGCTCAAATATCTAACATAACTTCATCAACAGGTACAGTTAGTTTTAGTCATTATGATACAACTTATAGCAGAACGACAGAACTTTTAAAAGATTTTTCAGTACCTGGAAATGATGCTGCTTCAGCAACTATTGGTAAACTAGTTGTAGAAACAGGAAATCAAATTAAAGTTTCAGCAAGTGAAGATAATAAATTTAAAATAGTATTAAGTGTTGTGGAATCTGCAAACGAATAATTAATTTTGGAAAGTAATGACTAAAATAATAAGTGGAAAAGTAAAAAAAACACCTTCTGGTCAGGTCTCTGAGGATAGGCATAATTTTATAAGCTTACCCGAAACAGAACCGGATTTAGGGTTACCCTCAGAAAATGGACAAGTATTAAGTAGCGATACTTCTGGTAATAGAAGTTGGCAAACTATTGCTGCAGGTTATACCGGTTCGCAAGGTTATACTGGTTCTGCTTCTACGGTTATTGGTTATACTGGTTCAATTGGTTATACAGGAAGTTTAGGATATACAGGTTCTCAAGGTTACACTGGTTCAGCATCTACAGAAATTGGTTATACAGGTTCATCAGGAGAAATAGGTTACACCGGTTCAAAAGGTACTGATGGAACAATTGGTGTAGATGGTTATACTGGTTCACAAGGCGATATCGGTTACACTGGAAGTCAAGGAAACATTGGTTACACCGGTAGTCAAGGTGATATTGGTTACACAGGTAGCCAAGGAGATATCGGTTACACTGGAAGTCAAGGAAACATTGGTTACACCGGTAGTCAAGGTGATATTGGTTACACAGGTAGCCAAGGAGATATTGGTTACACTGGCAGTCAAGGCGATATTGGATACACCGGCAGTCAAGGTGATATTGGATATTCAGGTTCACAAGGAGACATTGGATACACCGGCAGTCAAGGCGATATTGGATACACCGGTAGTCAAGGTGATATTGG